GCCGAAAGCCGAGAGCACATTGCTCGCAACGCCTGTGACCCAAGCGAGAGGGGCCATGAAAGAGGATAAAAGCGGTACCGTACTTGCTGCAGTTGCGGCACTGGAAAGTGCAGCTACCTTAGTAGACAGCGGTACATTTTTCTCCTCAATTTCGAGGTTTCCTTGATAGGACACCGTTTCGGCAGCTGTAGGAGCCAGAAGGTCGATGTCCTCGAATGAGACGTAAGTAGTCCATGAATATGGATTCCCACGGTGGGGGAGGTACTCCGTAATGCGGAAGAGGCCGGTGTCGTACTTCTTGTTAGTGATATCAAAGTGGGTATAAGGCCCACGGTGAGGAATCTTAAGTACGACCTCCGTGTCTGTGTTCAGATCAAACTCCACATGAGGCAATTGCGTCGTGTGGCGAAAGTCTTTGCGTCTCGTAACGTAATACGGGTTCCCTGGTTGGAATGACAGAATCAGTCGACCTGAGGTAAACTTATCTGCGTTCACAACGAAGCGCACTACAACAGTAGCTCGGATTCCCATGTATCCCTTAACCTTCTCCAAATGGAAAGGGGACGCGGTAAGAAGTGCACTGTGAGAGAAATAACTCACATCTATTGGCGAACCTACAGCCTGAATTCCCTGTTGAATAGGGACTGGTTGGCTTAAAAGTTCACTCAGAGTTAATCTACTCCAGTCGGGTGCCCTCAAGAGGTCAAACCCTGCAGTCTTTCCCGCAAGTTGTGGGGTAGCAGTACGGGCTATGTTATCCGTACTGAAGGACGTTGTGGCGTGTGATTGTGCCGCAGCGTCCTCTTGAACATGTACTATTGTACTTTCTTCAGTGGTGGCGGTCCGTTAAATAAGGAGGAGTAGCGCGTGGACCGACGCATAGCTCTCCTCCCGGAGTTTCCCTGGACGTTATACTCTGTCCTGGTGACGTACGACTAAACAGCCGAGAGTGTTACACACTAAAGCCTGACAGTGACCCTTTTGACTCCGTTTATCGGGGCACTGATGGTAACCAGAAGTGTGCCTGGGCATTCCGCCCCTGCCGCGCGAGTTTAACGTCCCCGCAGACGGGGGGGCCGGTCAATTATGACCGGCCTCCGAATTCGCGAGTTTTAGGCCCCCGCAGGCCGGATGTTTTTGCACTTAGAAGTGCTCAGACATCCAGGGCGGAGAGTACTGCTGTACTTCCGCAATCTGGGCTGCCCACGTAGGGAGTGGAATGTGCGCACCATATTGCTCTTCTGCAGCTGCGACTAGCTGCGGAGCATAATGGTTATACACCTCCCTGCCGTGGAGTGACAATTCCCGTATGCTGTTGATCACGTTGTCTGTTGTGATCGAGAGCGCTGAGCCACCCTTCTTTGTGAAGTAGCTCATCTCGAGGACCGTGTCAAGGTCCAACGGGGCGACAATTCTGTCAAGCGCAGGCTCGTACCTGAACTCACGCTTGAGGAACGAAATCTCGTGAATGCTGCGATAAGCAGGTGGGTTGAGATTGGTTTTGTCCTCGCACGTGTAGACCAGGCCTTTCGCAGGTGCGTGCGCCATGATCGTCTTCTGATTGAACACGTCAATCACGCTGGATGCGATGTTGAGGATGTTGTCGTCTCCATACATCTCCACCCTCACGCATTCCTCAAAGCCCTTCATGCTGAGGGACCTGGTTGGGTACATGTGGCGTGTGCAATCCATCCAGACAAGCCTGAAGGCAATCAGTCCGAAGATGGAGTTCATGATCGAGGTCAGGGGGTTTCCCGAAGGCAACCCATGGTCCTGCTCGTACACCTTTTTCCCCGTGAGGTAGCGTGGTTGCGAGAGCGACACCCCCACCGCGTCAATAGCGGTGTTCAGTTTGGGGTCCTCGAAGGCACACAAGCTCTTCAGCACCCTGATAACTGCGGTCAGGAGCTGGCACGATTGGCTGTTGTCGTAACCGGAAAAATCACCCGCGACCACATGAGGTCCAAGGCACGTGATGTGCCTGACGAGGTGTTCCCAGTCCTTTGAATAGGGATTGATTCCCACAGCGATGCCGTTGAAGATCTTGTTGTCGACCAAATCGCTCGCCACTGCTCCGAAGAGCATACGTGTGACGACGGTAGCGACAATGTCGTTGGCACGGATGATCCTGGTCTTACCAATAGACACTTTTTCGAGGGACAACTTTTCGTCCTTCAATGTGT